AAGAGGTTCTTTCGCCCTGATTTTTGTAAGATTTTCTCAGCTAAATTGTTATTTTACGAATCAACCCATGCACCACTTACCAATCTTACATACATAATATTTGGATACGCGTCACTATACGTAAACAATATGGCACTCCCCGCCGTGTCATTATACTTAAAGCAGACAAAACCTGCGGCATAATTGGCATTTGCCACATGGCCGATAGATATTCTTCTGGCAGGTAATTGCCCAAAGCATCTTTTAAAGCTTTCGATTGGCGATTCTGAATAGCCGCCATAACCAAAATAGAGCAGGAGGGATTCCATCTCGCCATTTAACTTAGTAAGCAGATTCTCAGCTGCAGTAAGTCGATCCCCTAGTGCCTTACCCATCGGACCGGACAGAACTGTGGATGTATCTGTTGCCAGAAGGTTATTTACAATCTTAGCAGCGTCAATTTTGGCCGAATCGAGAGACTCCAGGGCTAAGATTGCCGCGTTCGCTGCATCCGTGACACGCTTTAGTGCTTGCTCCGCGTGATTTAGATTTGTTTCGTCCAAATCCGGCTCCGAATTATTTACATATATTGTTGGGACATAAGTTTCAATTGGATTTATGTTTATACTCATATTTCCTCCTTATTCAAATTTGACAGAATGTAAAAACAATTTAAAAGTGTCAACCGTAAATGATACGAACAGACTCAAATAAGCGCTTCTTGATAGCGCATTAACATTTATCTCCATAGTTCTAATCGTACCCGAAGTATCTTTTTTGGTAATCTCCACTGATTGTGATGCTATGCTCAAACTATCCACGGCCTGGTATCTTATATTTTTTTCACGCGTAATAAATGCTTCGAAAAATGTTGTCGCGCTTCCAGGCATGTAGACTGAATATTCAATCACTAATTTATTTACATATGTCAGGTCAATCGGAGCATTAAAAACGGAATAAACCATGTTTCCACCACTGCTCCCCAACTTAATGGCGTGAAATTCCATATATTTTCTATCTTCTATCCTATCTGCCTTATAGCTTCCATAATCGTAAGCAATGTAGTCTGATATGGATTGCCCTGGAGCGAATGTGCCACGATAGTAAAAAGTCTTTGGGTCAGTTACAATATATCCTTGCCAGGAGCCTGGTCCTACCCCACCTACATACTCCCCCAGTTTAATATTTTCTGGTAAAAGATTAGTAAGTTTGTCAACGACGATATTTCCGGTCATGTAGACGCCATCTGTATATACCGTAATTTGCTTACTCCCCGGCGTAACGTGTGTTTCTTCCATCGTCGAGATACTTTGTCGTACTTCTCCGCCATCATATTTTCCGGCCGGAAGAGTCAACCTTCCATTCAAATCAATATACAGCGTCGGCGAACGCCGATCCTCCATCTCCCCCGCATGCACCTGGCCGTCGGGTCCCACATATAACTTGCCTTTCAGGACGTCGCCAGGCTTCACATTTAATTTCTCAAAGTCCGCGCTCTGTATAATCATGTCAAGTAATCCATCCGCCATACTTCATCACTCCTCATCCGGAAAGCCCTGATAGGTTCCAACAATATCTCCCACCGGCACACCATCCTTGATTACCTCTGGCCGCAGGTTCTCGACGCTCATTATGATTGTGTTGGATGTCAGCACCTTGCCAATGACGTTTAACGTAATCCCTCCGGCTCCTGGGTCGATCGTCTGTCCCGCTTCCGTTTTAACTCCCGTTTGTCGAAACACATCTTCGCCACCATGATACCCGGGTACGATGTTGTATCTCTCGTTGATCGCCATATCCTTTGTGATTGCAGGTATTACCGGCATAGCACCTTGTTGGGGCTCTTTGCTGCCGGCACCCAAAAACTTTATCGGCTGTTTAACATCGGCCGGAACCGCAGTCAGGCCAGAATTGTCGAAACCAGCTCCATGCTTTAATAAGACTCCATCAGCCATTACTTACCCCTTTCGCGGACACTGTAATACTAGTTCCAGGCTTTTTGCTGTAACAATATGCCGTCACCCTTCCGTTTCCGGATGCGATGCGATCTATGTAGCCCCAGGCCAGTTTCTGGGCCTCAACAGTCACGTTGCTTAGGGTTCCAGTCAGACGCAGGCCGTATACCGGTGTGTCAGACTCTTTTATCCCTGCAAAAGAAACTGTCTGCGTATACGGCGCCGTGCTGCTCCATCCGGAAGCAGAAAACGATAGCAACGTCTCCCCCACAAAGGCTCCGACCTGTGTCTCCAGGTTTTGGATGTCTTCCATAATCTCACTTCGGAACGCCGTATTGTCCTTATCAATAGCGTTGACTGCTCTATTGGTGGCGTTAAAATCATCAGCCGAAAAAATATCTCCCTCCTGCGTGTAGACAGTGACATCGCGCAGAGATATAGTTCCGTCTTCATTCTGGACCGTCTGATATTTTCGATTTCCCTGATAGATATCATTCTTGTAATTTTCTTTCAGACTCACAGCTTCACCTCCCTATTTCCCAGCGCCCGGGTGCCAACCTTAAAATCAAAATGCTGCATCCCCGGAGAAGACCGTTCTACCAGTACGCCAATGTCATGGATAATCTGTTCGATAAAGTTTGCCTGGTAGATAGATGTATATGTGATACGCTCCGGCGTCTGCGGCGTACTGGGCAGCGTGTAATAGGCTGCCCGGATTGCCGCTATGTTCTTCCGCAGGCGTTCCATCTCGCTGTCAGTTCGACGGTCCTCCGGATGCCAGTTAACCTTGTTGTGGGTCGCATTTCGATATCCATACTGGTTTAAGATGTGGGATACCCACTTGATGGCAAGCTCAATCCGATTTAAGTCCTGGTAATCAATGTAGGCCTTCGTGGTCATCTCCTGGATATCCTGCACCGTTCTGTCATATATAAGGTTGTCTATATACTTACTCATGGATGGTTACCTCCGCGCGGATTTCTCGCAGGCTGAATTGATAGTCAATGCTTTCCAACGTCCCGGTTCTTCGGCCATCATAGCCGGTATCAACGCCTACCACCTGGCCAAGCACCTTATCCGTCAACAGCACATCACCGACCACATTTTCCGCCCTTTGATAGTAGTCGTATACCCGGTCTAATATCTCTTGGGCGTTCCCGGAGTGTACCAGCGTTGCCTCTGGTACTTCCTTGATATTTTTGTTGAAGGCAATGTTTGGGTTCTCCCGCAGCACCGATGACGTCATATGGTTGTACTTCTTCCCGGTCAGCACTACCACTGCACCGGTTCCGGCCACAATGGCATAGTTAGCATTGCTCTCTATGATTTCCCCGCCGGTAATAGACAGGCTGTGGTGTGGATCAGAAAAGATAATCTCTGCCCTGCCAGATAAAACATCGTTGTACAGTTCCTCCACCTCCTGCGTCGGCTGCCAGGAGTGAACGGTCAGCCGCACACCAGTAACCACATCGTTATGCTCCAACGTCAGACCGTCAAAGGTATCGGCAGTGGAAAACTCCCCACTTACCGCTGTCTGCTGTGGATAGATTAAGACTCCATCATAGTTTGATGTATCGACCACGGCGCCAGCCGCAAAAGCCAGCTGCACAAGCGCATTGTGTTTGGTCGTGTAAGGGATGTACCCGTGAAGGGGAATAGCCGCCAGGGAGTCGTCCAAAAGATAGTTGAAATCCTCGCCGGCGAACAGCTCCTCCAGCACGGCTCCCAGCTGCTGTCCAGTGTAAATTCCACCGTGGTACTCGCTGCCATCCAGGACTCCGAGGGCGTCGTGAGTGTCCATGTAGTAATCCGTCTTGTTTTTTCTAGCCCCGTTTTTCAAGTAAAAGCTCCCCAGCCGGCGTCCATTGAAGAACAGGTTCAGCTTCTGCTTCTTCTGGAAATCAAACGGGATGTTAGAACGTGTCCGGGCCGTGAATGTCATGGTGTTGGTGCTGACATTTTCAGAAATGGCGTTGATTTCCTGTTGGCAGGAAATTTCGCTGATTTCATCCCCGAAAAACTCCCTGTAGATTCCGTAATCGATTCGGGTCACAAATACCGGCCGGCGTGGCCTGGATGTCTCAAGGAAGGCGATTACAATCTTGTCATAAGACTGCACATAGTTGCTACAAAAATACCGTTCCGAATCCGGCGCGAACTCCATGGACGACAACAGTTTTCCGTCTGCATACCATTGCACATTAATTTTTGTACAATAATCACCTGACATCAAATTGAATGTAATTAAGATACCAACCGAAGTAAATTTCTGGCTGAATAGGATGGTCAGCTCCGGGTTACTTACCTTCCGCTCCGACGTTTTGGCCGGAAAAAAGAATGGTGCCGGCCGAAGCCCGGGCCGTGGATGCAGACCGACTGTGGTGTACGTGTGCGAAAACTGCCGGTCTTCCCCGGACAGTTCACCGCTGATATATCCATAATCGGACGCATTATCCGGGAAGTTGACATATTCCCCGTTCAGCAGGGCGAACCGCGGCGCGCAAATGGAATACCCCGGATAAGTCAGGTCATCTCGCTTCAGGTCCGGGAATTCTTGCCGGACGGTCGTTGCCCGGGGATATAATTTCTTCCCCGGATACAGCCCCTTCCTGGGCCGCAGGCCAATGTCAATCACCTGCGGCCGACTGTGTTCCTTGGCATACGGGGCTACGTCGTCATATACAATTTTGGGCCCTTCGCCATTTTCGGTAACATCCGATAATATGGTCTGTTTTAGAAACATCTTACGGCCTCCTTTGCGGCGCCATCGCCACGAAATACACAGACAAGCCGCTCCACAGATTCTTTCCATCAATGCGTTTCAGGCTGTCCTTCCCCTGCGTTACGTAGGCCTTAAACTCCAGTGTTTCCTGACCATATGGGAAAATCATTCGGTGGGACTCAACCGGGGCGGAGATAATATTGTAAAACGTGTCATAGTCCGCCCGGTGTTCCGACTCCGGTTCGACTTCCAGCGTGTAGTTGTAAAACGTTCCTGCAACATCCCTATGCATACTAAAGTCCTGCGTGCGGCCGGAGTTTTCCGTGTCAGTGACCGAGAATCCGCGCTCTAGTTTAATGACGTTAACGCGAAGTTCAACGCCATCAATTGAAAATATGCTTTCTCTCATGCTTATCCCTCCGTTACCAGTCGAACACCGACACGCTGCTTCTGCTCGTTGTTTAGCTTATATACCGCACGGCCAAGACGCTGTCGGTCAAGATACATATTTACTTCTATCTGACGATTTCCTCCGTCTCCTCCCATGTACTTAGCCATTACGTTGTCCAGTGCCTGTTCAATCGTCGATAACGGCGAGACAACCTCCGTCTCACGGTTGTTGTCCCCCAGGATGGCCGCAAACTCTCCAGCTCGGGGCGGTACCACGGTTCCGGTTGCCAATCTAGGCACTTTATAGTTGCTGACAGCTCCAGTTCCATAAGCGCTATATGCCCCATATGCCCCTGATGAACGACCGCTTGATGCACGTTTTCCTGCATTTACAGCTATTGTTGCAGCAACTATACCAGCAGCCAAAGCACCAGCAACTAAAGCAGCTCCAGCCGCTCCTTTAACCGCACCAAGTGCAACGGCCAGAACAGCCACTGCTGATGCTGCTGCTAAAATTCCACTTACTACTTTTTCAGAAGGAGACATATTGCTCCAGTTCTTTGCGAGAATTGCAATCACGCTTATAATTCCGGTAATCGCCAGGGTCAACGCTCCAAATTTTAGTCCCGTTGTGACCAACTTCGTTACTATGGACATCAGGTCAATTCCGAGAATCCCTAGTATCTGGCTTAGTACCTGAATTTTAGCCATCATTGTAATTATTCCGGATATAAATGTCGTAAACTTCCAAGCTGCAAAAAATGAGATAACAACTATTGCTATTGCTTCTAAAATTTCTTTGTTATCTCTCGCCCAACCTGAAAACTTCTTCAACCATTCTACAATTTTTTCAATCGCCTTGATAAATACCTCTCCTGTCCATTTCCCGAATGGTTGTAAAAATTCCTCCCACAGCCATATTGCCAATGGCTTCAATGCCTCTAAAATGGAATCTAAAGCATCCAGTGCTGCTGAAATTAAATCAAATGCTGCCGGAAGACCATTTTCCAGCCCCCACTTGGCAAGTGGAAGGAGAACGTCCTTCAATAGCCATAACAGGATATCCCCTATTTTGCTTACAATTGGCCGACTTGAAACCAGAATCCCGTCAAAAGATTTCAGCAGTGGTGAAAAATCCAGCGTAGCTGACCATATTTTAATCTCCCCGGTTGCGTCGCGGAAGAATCCGGTCACCTCCAGGAGAAGGTCACCCAGATGACGCATAATAAGCAGCCCTGTATCCCCGCTTTTCCATGCCTGGTCAAGCCCATCTGCAAGGTTCCCGACTGTAAATAGCAAGTTGGAAACCGAAATAAGGAGATCGTCTGTAACTGCTTTCCCGTACCCTTCCTTGTCCCAGACCGTTATAAAGGTTTTTCCTACATCGCCGCCCAGATTTTTCAACTGATTAAGCGCAAACTTGGCGGATGCAATTACTGTCGATCCGTTCTCGTCCCAAGACTGCCGCATCGGGTCGAATAGACCTGACAGCACTCCTTTAACTGTCTCAGCAAAATCCTTGATATCAGCCTCAATTTCGACTGTTTCAAACATCTGGTCCGGTGTCGGAGGTTTGTAAGCATCTGTATCTACTTTTCCGCCCTGCGCCTGAATTAAATCATCAAAAGCAAAAGCAAGCTTTTTTGTTGCCTTTTCTTTCTCTTTCAGCTCGTCGTTCGTTTCCTTTAAGGAGCCTGCATAATCCTCCTCGACATCCACGGCCTTTACAAAGGTGCTTTTTCCGGTCAACGCCGCGATGAACTGCCCGGCGTAGGTGGCCCCGGTGGAAAGCAGGTCTATCATTTGTTTCAAGGCCGGTGCAGCTACCTGTAGAAGTGGCGCAAAGGCTGTTGAAAAGCTGTTGTTCAGCCGTGTATTAGCCGACATCAGAAGGGATATGCTTTTGTTCGTTTCATCTGAATACCTGGCTAAATTCTGGAAGCCTTCCTGCGCCGATTTGATGGCGGCTCGCAGTGACATTCGGATAAGCATCAGTTTAAACATGTTGGACAACTTCAGGACGCTCTTTGTCAGTGGGATTGCTTCTTTCCGCACCCGCTTCATGGAGCCACCCATCTTGTTGGCAGACTTACTGGCCTTTTTCTGTGTGTTGTCCACCCCCATCAGGGATTTTTTATAAGCCTCAGCCGCCTTTTTGGCCAATGCAAGGCCCTTGTATGCCTTGTCATACTCCGGGTCTCCCAGGCCAAGCCCTTTTTGCTCCGCATAATACAGAGCATCCTGATAACGGTCCACTTCGTCCTGTAATGTCCTTGCCTTCGTTCTTGCACTGTCCATCGACGCGCCGGCACGTTGGAAAATTGCCACAATGTTATCCGGAAAGTGCTTAAAGGACTCCACGGCGATAAGCAAAGAGTCTTTCAGCCCTACAACAGAATTTTCCTCTTTCTGGGTTTCGGCCGTTACGGTAGCCGATGCCTGCCTTGCCGATTCCTCCAGTTCCCGATTTTTCGCAATCATAGCATCGACATCTTGTCCGTAAATATTGTACCGCTTCCCATCATCCGGAATGGTAGACGCAGAGGCATTGTTGTTTGTAATCGTTCCTGTAAAAGTCGCGGCTTTCTCCTTCTGAAGTCGCTCCATCTCTTCTCTTGCTTTTCTGGCCGACTCGGCCACCTCATCCACCTGTCGGGCCGTCGCCGCTGCGGCAGAACCGGAAGACGAAAAGGCCTTATCCATTTTTGTTGACAGGTTATCAATCGCCGCCGTAAGTTTTTCCGCTGCCTTTAGAAGGCTGCCTGTGCCTTCTTCAAATCCATCAGTATTAATTTTCGTATCAAACTTTAAACTTCCGTCAGTTCCGCCAGCTGCCATACTATCACCTCGCCTCCGGGCATAAAATAAGACGCCTGTTCAGCGCCTTAACCCAACAACTTATTCCAATAATCAATTTCTTCCTGCTCCTCGGCCGTGTATTTCTTTTTCAAATCACACAAGGCCTTGTTATTTCGGTAAAATTCCTGCTCCCACTTCTCTAGCTTCTTTCCCTTGGCTCTTTTCTGTCGAATGCCAAGGACCATAGAAAAAGTCCCGTCGTCAATCTCCATAAAATAGCCCATGAACGTCCACCAGTGCATGTACTCCACAGCCCTGACCTCTCGGCCGGCCACCTTGTTGACCGCAGGGAATACCAGGCTCTCGTCCTGCTCCCAGTCCATTACTTTGACCGGAGGCCGCTTATCATCCTCCTGCTGTCCGCAATCCAGAAACCACAGCCCCTGCTTAATTGCTTCTTCCGTTGCTTCCATCGGTATGCTGTCCAGGTCTTCATATAGAATCATCAGCATTACATCATATTTCTCAGCCGGCTGCAGCTCCGGGTCAGCGAATGCCTGCATGATGACCAGCATATCCCGGAAATCTGTCCGGATTTTTCGCTCTTCACCGGCCACCTCCAAGGTCGTCGGAAGCCGGCCAATCATTTTCTATACCCCTTCGTGTACTTCTCAACCCGGGCTTGGCTGGCGGCACTGGCAGCCAAGAATTCTTCTGTCTCTTCTTCTATGATTGGCATTGCAGACAATAGGAAAGCTTCGAAAAGAAACAACTTCTCTTTTCCGACAATGCACACGGGCGATTGTCCAGCGAAAATTGTGTCATAGACATCGGCATTGAACACATAGTTCAACTCGCGGCGAAGCATATCTTCAAAGCTTCTCAGTTCGGCGGATGTTTCTTCGTCCTCTTCTACCAGTGTTCCATCCGGATTAAGTGCGATTGTCTTTAAGCTCCCTTCCCATTCCTGAATGCGTTTCTGTGCCTCCTCAGCACGCACTCGCATGTTCGGGTCACCAGGGTTAAACCGGATTACCCGGTTTTCGTCCCCATTGATACAAAATGACTTAAATCCATCATCAAAATTAATACTGCGCATACATTGCCTCCTTATGCTCCGACCCCAGAATCGGCTGTAAATGTCTTTGTAGCAAGTACAAACTTGCCACTAACCCTGTTTCCAGTGTGGTGCACATTAAATGGAATCTGATACCCCGTCGTATCTCCGCCATAGCTGGACACTTCGATGATGGCATCCTCCTTGTAGGCCACATAGGTACCTTCCGCTGATTCAACTGGTTCCCAAAGATGCACCTCCACCACACTGGTCTTAAGTTCATCCAGCGTTTGACGTTTGTCTACAATGGCCTGCAGCCGTACAAACAATGGGTCTCCGACTTCTGCGTAATATGGATCCGTGGAAGCCTGTGGCTGATAGCTGTCAAGGGTAACCGATGTCTCACCCAGAATATTATTTTTGGTCTCCACGTTTGCATTCATTTCTACCGTGTATTCTTCCAGATCTTTCCCAAGTCGGGAATATTCGGCTTTACTAGCCGATGGAAGCGCAGAATCAATATAATGTGCCATAAATTTTCGTTTGATTTTACCCGTTACATCTGGCATTTATAATTCCTCACTTTCTATTTTGTATTGGGCGTATATCTGTATCTGATACATAACGCCCTGCTCTATGGTTTCTCCCATCAGTCCCATGCTCATGGCATTGGCCGTGGTCGCTTTCATAAATTTCCCCAGAAACTCCCGATTCTCCACCGTGCCGGATATGCCATCCTCTTCCGGCAGTCGTTCCAGCCAGTAAGCCAGCTCCAGGAGAAAATTACTGTTGGCCAACCGGTTATAATCTGTAAATGATTGGCCAACCGCATACATGACAAAATTATGCTGCCGTATCTGGTTTCCCAGCAAATCCTCCTTGACCAGGCTGTCTCCGGTACTGGACAGGCCATAATTGACCGGAGAAGGATCCGTAAAATCAATGTGGATATCATCGCCAGCCAGAAACTCTGATATCTTCGGATATTCCGTCAACTTCTGTCGCATAAAATCTATAATTGTCATTATTTTCCCCCTCTGTCTATCTTGGCCTGCGCCGCCTGGATGATATCTCCCCTATGGTCAGCTTTCATGCGGTCAAACCACTTTTTCCCACGCATCGGCGCGCCTGCATAAGTCAGCTCTCGCTCCGTCGGTACTTTAATTTCATTTTTCTTTGCCCAGGAGCTGCCTGTCGTCGGAGACACGTACAATATACCTTCGTGCAAATAATGGGCATATGGTCCCGGAATGTCTATCTGTCCGGAGCCAATGACGGTGGACAGTACCATCATGTGTTCCAATTCTCCTGCCTGACGGCGCGGCATATAATCACCCATATACCGCATAGTCTCGCTGTCTATCACCTTCTGCACTGGTCCGCCTGGCTGGATTCCGTGGTTTTTCAGGATAAAGTTTGTTGATTTAAGCTCCAGACTTCCGTTAAACATCTCGCCGCCTCCTTACTTACAGGACAGCTCATAATGCTGCATCGACTCGCTGCCATACAACCGCTCATCCACCGTAGTTACCGTTAGCAGCTCATGCGCTGCTTTTAAGGCCGCCAGTGACTTTGACATGGCCTCCTGGCTGTTACAGTCAATCTCGTCTGTAACAATTCCCTTGATAACAAGGTCTTTCCCCTGTGTGGGCTTGACCGGCTCCACCAGGCTTTCCAGAGGAATAACCAGAAGTACGGAGCAGGCGTTCCGCTGTCCGGTCTTCAGGAAGGTGGCCTGCTCCACATCCTCCCAGTACACTCCTCCAACAGGGAACCTGGTGTACTTCTCGTTCTTTCCTTCCTTGCTGTACAGATACAGCGTGCAATCTGCGTTGGTATACATATTACACCCCCTGATAACACAGACCGGTATCAGCCAGCCACTTCATGATGATTTCCCGCTGTTCCCGGCCGGAAGCTGCAGCTAACTCCTGGGCGGAACCGAAGCTGACAGAGTAGGTTCCAATCCTCTCGGCAGTCTTCCCGCCAGATTCTTTCTGCTGTTTCTCCCGCCGGCATTCCGCCTCGGCCAGTTCGCAACAGCACATCTGCACTTCTTCCGAAGCCTCTGACGCATCTTTCAGGCGGTTGAATGTGTACTGGTCAATCAGCTGACTGGCCTGACGGGCGTAAAATGGGAAGCCGGTGCTGATGACAGGCTTTCGCCCCAGGAGATATTTCTCTGTGTAAAACGTTTCGTCTGCGTATACCATCAGCACACCTTCCTTTCTACTGCTTAATCAGTGTAACCGTCTTTGCCACAGCTGCCGCTTCCACGGTTACAGTCTCAGTGATTGTGCCATAACCAGTCTTCTTAATCTTCGCTGGATATGTTCCTGCGCGGAGGTTAAACTCTGCCACACCGGATTCATTAGTTTTAATTCTAGATCCATTTACATCTACAATCGCGCCTGCAATTGCTACAGGTGATGTCTCATTGTCTTTTACTGTAAATGTAACTTTCTGGGTTGTTACAGCTGTAGACGGCTCCAGGTAAGCAAATGGACACCCTACACGGTCTTCATCCATTCTTGTGGCCGGGTTTGGAAGCGCCCATCCCATACGGAATACGATACGCAGTGCAACCATATCCTGCTGCGCCAGGTTATAGACGATTTCTTTCGTGGTCGGGTCCTGAATAACGCCCTGGTCAAGAATCTTCACCGTCACGTCCTGACGGATGGAATATACCGCCTGCTTGAAGTCACCAACAATCAGCTGGGCGATAGTATTGTCATAAGCACCGTTCTGCGGGAAGTACATCGGTGCCCCATCCAACGCATAGTTTGTTGAACCCTGCATGTCAGATTTAAAAATCAGGCTGCCGTCCGTTGCCCGGATACCCCTCAGTTTGGCCCTCATACTCATGGCGGCCAGGGCACCGGTAGCCATGTAACCGTCATCCTCGACTTTGGAAATAACGCCTCCTTCGCCCAGGAGCAGATTGTAATAATCTGGACTGGATCCGACTGCCACATTATTTCCCGCCTGTCTGGCCAGTGTGATGATATCGTTCTGCCAGTTACGCGGACGGTTCACGCCGAAAATAATAGCGCTGTCCACTCGCTGGCCGATCGCCTCGTTGACTCTTGGAGTAATCTCACCGAAAATATCAAACTCCGCATCATCCAGCACTGCCTCCGGAATCGGCACAATGACTGCCAGCTCTGCGGCTTCAATGAATACATTGTCCCAGGCCTGCCTGGTTGTCTGCTTCATACCGGTATCGCCGTCTACCCAGTAGGCAGTGGGCAGGAAATCCAGCACCCTCATGCGGGTCTGGTTACTGGTCATGTTCGGCAACTTACGTGCCATGCTAAGAAAAGTAGACTGCTTGGGTGCGTCCTGAAAAATAGTTGAAATAACCTGTTCGCGGATAATGGCCTCTGCATCGGCCCTGCTTGTAATATGTACTGCCATATATTGTTTACCTCCTTATTCTCTGCCTAAGATGCTTCTCAGGGCATTGTTTGCTTGTGTCCTTGTGTCATCTGTCTTTTCCCCGCCAGGTCCCGGAGTAGATGCAACAACCCTTGGAATGGTGACATCCTGAAACAGATACCCGTTGTCCTTCTTTACTGCCTCCAGCGCTGCCTTGATATCGCTTTCCTGGTTCTTACTGGATTTTAACTTTTCTACGTCCAGAAACGGCATAACCGCCTTGATGTCCCTGGGCTTAAACCCTTCTGCGGTGGTCTTCAGCAAGTCATTAAAGTCACGGTCTGCCAACTGCTTCTGGTACTCCGCAGCCTTAGCAGTAAGATCATTGGTTAATGTGGTTATCTTCCCCTGAAGCTCTGTAACATTTACCCCTTCAAAGCTTTTCAATGTGGTCTGCGCGGTGTCCAACTGTGTCTTGTAGGCGTCCCGCTCTTTTTTGATTGCCTCAATGTCTGCTCCGTTTTCAGCCATGATACCATCTACCTGCTCTTTTGTCAGGCCCATGTCCTCTAAATTTTTCCGTTTCATTCTGCTCCTTTCTCGCTACGCTTTTTACGGGGTTGCTTCCCTTGCGTTGGTAGTTTTACGCCGTTCCGGGCAATCTTTTGTTGCGATATCGCAACTTTTTTACTTTGGAATCCTCAGGCGTTCCCGCTGCTGCCGCAGGCCCATCTCCTTTGAAAAGTCCGTATAGGTCTTGTTAGTCAGCCGCAGTCGGCACTTGGCCGCTGTGATGTCATCCTTGTCGGCCCCGCCTTTTTCCAGCAGCGCGACATCCTGTTTCTGCTTCCGGATGGTCCGCTCCAGCTTCCGCTGATACTGCAATGCGCCATAGGTGTCATACTCCTTCCCCCGGAATGTTTTCTTTTCATTTTCCTTCCGGTTTTGCTCCGCCAGCCATTCGTCTGTATACTTGCGCTTGCTTATTCCAGGCAGGAAGGGAAATTTAATGTGATAGCAGTTAATCCCAGCGAAGCCAAGCATTTCTCCTTCCCCGCAGATACTGCGCATCTCAGCTGTACTATACACCTTTCCCTGCCAGCTCTGGTGATTCCGGTAGCCGGTTCCTGTGTTTCTGGCTCCCATGTGCCAGTCCACCTCCCAGTGAGCCGTCCCCAGCTGCTCGGCGTTCTTATCACTGACCTGCTTCGTCATCTGGGCGACGCCGGTCATCACCGCCCTTCTGGCTGCCACCTCAATTCGATCTGACTTATTAGGCTTATTAGATTTATCAGATGCATAGTCTACCGTCCGGATGCCGCTGGCCGTCATCTCGTCAATCACCTCACCGATAGCCTGGCTGTATGTCTTAGCGCCGGTGGTAATTCCCATCATGGCCTTGTCCAGGCTACGCTCCAGGTATTCGGAAAGCGGGGTGAATACGCGCTGATTCCCAATCATCACATTAAACCCCGTAGTCTGTGTAATGTTTTCCAATGTCCGCAAACTGCCTTTAGTCTGCCGGCGAGCAGCATCCACAACTTGCTGTAACCATTGATTGCCTTCGTATGGCTGATACTCAACGCCCACGGCTTCATATATCTCCTTGTTCCGAATATAATCAGACAGGACGGCCTGCTTGTAAATTTCATCAATTTGAAGGTCTGCTTCTTTGACGGCTTCTCCTATCAGTTGCTTGATTCGGGACTTACTTTCCCCGATGGCTGCCAGCCGGTTCAACATCCAGTCAATGACCGGGGTGATCTGCCCCACTTCTTTGATGCGCTGTATGACCTCTTCCATGATGGACAGTTCAAGCGCCGTCATGGTACGTTCCAGCGGCTTCGGCAACTTCTCCAATTCTTCTGGCGTCATTTACATCACTCCTCCGTCAGTGCCGGTTCCGGCAGGTTCTTGACCGCCTCCTCCAGCGTCTCTCCATACCACTTCGCCCGGTATTCTTCAAGCCGCATCACTCCCATCGCTACATCATTGCGATCCTGGTTGCGGTCTTCTTCGGCATCTACAATGACACTGTCATCCCAGTCAAAAGACACCTCATAGTTTCCGCCAGCTGGAATTAACCCGTACAGCACTGCCCAGAAGTGCATCGCATACACCAAATCCTCTAATGCATCCTGTAACGCCATCTGCGTGTCGGACACCATCACATAGGAACGCTGCTTGCTGGTCTTGATTTCCGTGGCTGTCTTGTCCACGCTTTGTGGGTCGGACAACGTTCCATATGCCAAACAGCAGTTAAATTCCACTAGTTTCAGCTGATTATTAAAGCCATTGAACAGTGCGGTGTCTCGGATCTCTGGAGAAAAAGTATCAATGAACGGTTTATCAGTAGCGCCCGTATTATACTCCAGGTTTCGGTATAGACGTTCATTACCTCCGGGGTATTCAAATTTATCGCGATCCCGGTTGTACTTAAGCAGCGACGTCGCGATGTGTACCGCAAGCTGTGTGCCTTCGTATTCCCAGCAAATGTTCGAATATCGCTTGTCTGCCTCCTTAATCAGACCAATCGCCCGGGAATACACCGATACACCAAGCGGACTGTCGGAATCGTCAGCATTCGCAAGCGGTACCTTAAAATATCCAAACAGCAGACGGTCCGCCCCTTCCAATGTGACTTCCGGGGCCAGTTCTGACCATCGGTCAATGCTGTTGACTGACACTTCGCTACCAAGGCTATAGTCATTGGTAGCCACAAATGCCCTGTTTGTAATCCGGATTCTCCCGGCCTGCATGGAGTGAATCTCCAATCGGGTATATATCTTCTTTCCTTTCCGAAACTGTTCCGTGAATACACACTGTGTAATCCGACCGGAACTGTCGAAGGAGAGAGGAAAAAAGCAATCGGCCTGTACAAACTGCACTTCGATGCCCTGTTGGGTGATATACGGCTTCATGACCAGGCCGCCTTTGGCGCATCCATATTCGACATACCGCCGTATGCTTTTCAGAACTTTTCGCTTGTATTGTTCGTCCAGATATCCGGAGTCATTTCCACCTGTGACTTCAGATTTCATTTCCAGCGTCACCAGGCGGGCCAGTTCCGACGCGATAGCCGGTGCCAGGTTCGCACTGTGTACATCCTTGTTGTTAACCCACGGTGACCGATTTTCGTACATCCGCGTCCACAGTTCTATCTGGTTGGCCATCTGGGATGTCATACACACATCTATCTGCGTGTCGGCATCCTGGCTCAGGACATTTGTGATTAAGTCCAGCATTTTTGTGAATTTCATCTTCTCACCTCTATTCGTACCGGATGAACCGGCTTATGTCCCGTTCAAACGTGTATTCAAACGCATCCAGCGTATCAATGTCACTCGTTCCGTCATCCAGGCGTACATCCTCGACCAGGCATTTTTTCTCGTCCCACAGTGCCGTTGTCAACGCATCTTCCAGCGTCTGGCACTGGTCTAGCACATAGAAAAAACGGCGCTGGCTAAGCATTCGTTGTGTGAACCGTATTCGGTCATTGATTGACGTTTTCAACGCATTTTCGATATGCAGCCATGACAGTCCTGCTTTTCGTGCTGCTGTCCGAAGGCCAGCTATCAGTGTCTGTTCCGCACTGTCACAGTACACATGGGTGATATACCCATACAGATTGATAATCTTCAAGCAGAAGTCCACAAACAGATTCCCCAGTACATCAGGGTCTATGCTGCCATTAACGCTCATGTGTCGCTCACTGGCCAGACCCACGATAGAGCAATACCCCCTGGATATGCCCGTTGCCACGAATGCGTGACCGGAACCGGAGCCGCCAAAGTCAACACCGACATTAATCTCCATCAGGTTCTTCGGCTTCTCCCTGATGGAGTAGGGATTGGTTTTAGCGTCAGTGGACACGGCGTCACACATAAGCTTGTAAATGGAACCTTCAGCAGCTACCCACAGACCGCGGATGTATCTGTCATACAATACCGTTCCCTTATACTCCTTGCACAATTCCGACACAAAATTAGGGTCGAGGAACGGGTTATCAAATATTTCGTATTTCTGACAATAAATATCGGCATCAGAATCCAGAAATTTCTTGAACCAGTGCTGAGGCGCGTCCGGGTTGCAGGCCCCGTCAAAACAGGAATAAGGCTTATCCAGGCGGGACTTCAGCATGTCGAACACATCCTTGTTCCAATCTGTCACCTCATCGCCATAGCAGTATTTCAGACTGGAGCCACGGAGCTTAGATACCTGACTGACCTTCTCAGCCCCCAGGCAGTACACATCCTCACCGAACATCGGGCAGATATTCTGGGAGTTGATGTCTCCGACAAGACGTGTCCCCCATATTCCCTGCAACGGCTCTATGATGTTCCTCTGGATGGTTCCTTTAGATACTCCAAGGATGGCAGTAAGCCCCTCTTTTCCAGCCCTTGCCCGGATGCGCTTCGGAATAACATAATAATCCATGTAAGTCTTTCCAGACCTAGTGGCACCTGACTTAACATTCCAGCGGTGATTTGCATTCTCAAAGAATTCCTGCTGCTTTTTTGAAAACGGCATCCTACACCACCCCTTTTATCTCTTCCAGTACTTTGTCCAATTTCTGAAGCTCCTCGCTGCTTTCCGTTCCAGATATCCTTGCGGTCTGTGCCTCTATCCGTTTCATCTTCGCCCGCTGCTCCGCCGTGGCCAAGTCCATGTGCGACGATAGCCAATCCAGCGCTTTCATCCTGTCTGCCAGTTTGATGCTTGCACCATCCTTGCCCTGCTTGACTTCGGTGATTAATGTCCCATCTACCTTCTCCGCCTCCCGGAATCGAACGCTATTAATCTCTTTCATAAGCGGAACCTTCTCGCCTGTATCAGGGTCTTCCACCTCTATTGGGCCGAACGCTCCCATTACCTGAACTTCTTCCCGCCCAAACTCCACAAAGTCCGTGATGTCGGCAAAAGCGATGTCCATGTATTTCTGGAATATGTCGTGTTCGTCCATCAGCTCCCGGTTCAGGCGGTTCTGCTTAAGGCGGGCGATTTCATCGCGGATGTAAGTTTTTGTAAGCAGTTGGTATCCATTGCTTTGCGCTGTCCTATAATCAGCATCATATGCTTTCTGATACGCCTTCGTTGCGTTGAAACACCGGACATAATGCAAACAAAAAAGTCGCTGCTTGTCCGTCAGGTCTGGGTTGTCCATCACCTGCTTGACGTCTTCCGCAACAACTTCTATATTTTTTTGTATGCATACCTTTTCATTTTTTGTGTGCGCACCTTTTTTCTTATCTTTCGACCACCTGTATCTGGTCTTCCAAGATTTTACTGTGTTTATGGTCACACCATATTTCTCAGCAATGTCTTTGTATTTCATTCCTGCCTGGTAATCAGATAGGGCTAATTCATAATTTTGCGCTCTTGCCAAGCCTCACCACCTCTCAATCGTGTTTGTTTTTGGGTATAGAAAAAGAGCCACGGGTGGGTGGCTCCTCATATTTGGTTTGCTATACTGTTCTTGCCTCATAAAAAACTAAATATTCGTTCCCTATAGGGACTTTATTTAGGTCACAATCACGTGCAAAGCTCCATTCAAATAGAATGCTTTTTCCTTCTGTTAATTCATCCCGAAAAATTTTTCTTATTTCCGGAATAAACGAAAGTAATTTTTCTTTCTCCTTAAAATTTAAAAAATGTTCATTTCCGTCTACATGTTCCCCATTTCCATCTATTTGAATAGTAACATCTCTTTTTGCATACGTTACTAAATTCCATAAATCTTTTTCTACAGCTTCAATTATTACACTATTCTTGTGAACGTCTAAAGTTCCACTTTTAACTGCCGAAAAATATGGATAGTATACAACTATTCCTTTTCCTGCTAAAACTGTCAATAACTCATCTGCAAACATTTTTGCTTCTTTCGCTGTTACCCCTACAATTCTCGGTAGGTTTAAATCATCTCCATGAAAAACTGCACTTCTAACCGTCCATAATAATTGTTCTGAAAATGGTTCATTTCCTGTGTACTCTGCCCACGGTATTGAAGGCAATTGCATGTTTTTTAATTCATAAAATCCCATTAATTTATTCATTAGAGTCTCCTAATTTCAAGCATTAAATTTTTGTCCCGAAAACTTTTCATAAATTGCAACTGCATATGAATCCATCATACCTGATATGTAATCACATATCAATCTTTGCTGTAATTGCTTCTCATCTTTTCCTTTCAAATCGTCATATTGCTTCATTAGTTCCTCTGCTCGATACTCTGGCGGAAGATACTTGCTATCTCTTTCATAATGCTCTTTAAGAAACTTAATAACTTTCTTTCCTTCTTGCTCATAATGATATACCTCGTCATTATGATTTATACATTTAAAAACAATGTCCTTAAGTCCATGAATAAGTTCACCATAGCTTAAAAAGCCTAATTCTTCATCTTGTCTTGTCCCAGTCTTTTTCTCCATCTCTTCGGTAACGGGAATCAAACCAATGTCATTTAGAGCTAGGTTAATTAAACTAGAAGCGAGTTCTTGCCTAAACAGCTTTGAATACTGTGTGGAATCTATTTTATTCTTTCCATATCCAGCTTTTATTTTGGCCGTTTTGACTAACTCTTCTAATTTTAAATATGAATCACTTTCACCATAAGCAGAAACGTAATCATGTAAAATTTCATCAATTGTATAAGCTTTTACCCTTAGTCCATCTTCTAAATCATGCGCCGCATATGCTATTTCATCTGCAATGTCTACAATTTGGACATCTAATGTACGAAGTTTTATTTCATTTACATTAATAAATTTCTTCAGCAAATCGTAATCTTCATCATAGATAAACTTTTGCTTTTTCTTCGTTCCATTCTTATATGCCTCTGCATCAAATTTATTAAAATATTTCACAACAGATAGCATTGTTCTATAAGTTACATTTAGGCCTCTAAATTCCGGCCTTTTCTTTTCTATGTTTGTCAAAATTCGTAAAGTCTGTGCATTTCCCTCAAATCCTCCAACATCAGCAAATATCTCATTGAGAAATCTTTCTCCTGCATGACCAAATGGTGGGTTTCCCAAGTCATGTGCCAAGGCTCCTGCTTCAACCACATAACTCTCGCCTGCTTCGTATTGAATCGTTCCAGCAATTGAACGAACAATTTGCGCCACCTCTAAACTATGCGTTAGTCTATTTCTAAAAAATTGATCATTCTTAATCCCTAGTAACTGCATCTTCCCCTGCAGTCTTCTAAATGATGATGAATACATTATCCTCGCATAGTCTCTCTGAAATGGCCCATCCGGCCTATATCTAGGATCCTCCTGATACATATAAGACTCCATGAAATCACAGATCAATGGATTGAGAAATTTTCGTTTTATTTTGTCCCTATTTATTTCTAAAGGACTCTTTTCAATTTTAATATCTCCCACAATAATTCCCTCCCTTTTTCTTCTATCATACACCCAAAATCAATAAAAGGAAATATATAAAAGTCTACCTTCCTAGATTTCATGAAAGAAGTAGAAAGTAAAAAAGGCACCCTCTCAGATACCATAAGTGCGTTACCACTATTCAACTGGTTATACTTTTTCTCGCAAAGCGGTGCATCCGGAATCGAACCGGAACCCAGGGCGAGACCCTGTCCACCTGCCATTGGTGGGATGCTCCACATGTGCCGGCCACTCGCGTGCCCTGCGGCATTGCCCATTAATATGGCCTGGCTTATGAGGGGTTACGCGATACCGGCGAGTCGACCACCAGGCTTTTACACGCTGGCGGCCGTATGGGGGAGGGGCCTCCGGCATTTAGCCTTTTGGCCTAATTGTATTCTACAACGGATAAGGCGGATAAAACGGATAACTTTATTTAATTTTACACTTTTCCAAATATGTGTCTCTAATCAATTTCCGTGGGTAATCAGGACTTTTACTATATCCAGTCTTGTCCGCAATCCTGTCCCATGTCATCCCATTAATGTAAAACATCTTAAATACACATCGTGTTTGCCCGTCCTCTATGGCCTCAATCCATTTTTCAACCGCTTTGACCTTATCCTTTTTCCCATCCAATACCTTCTCGCGATGCCCTCGCAGCTTCCAGTCAAATCCCACAACGCTCTGGGGTCTCGCCTCTCCGGTCCGGTAATCAAAGATTGTGCTGTTGTCGAAACCGTTATCTCCTTGAAGCATCTCGACCAGCTCCAGCTCCAGGAGAGGAATCTCCCGCTTTAGGCGCCGATAATCATCCAGCAGCTTCCTGGTTATCTTAATCTCCACTGGCACCGCCTCCCTTAATCAATATATTTCCGGCCGCTCCGCCGCATCACAAGGATCTGCACGTATGTAATGGATGTCCCACAGTCCAACGTCACAACATATGGATACTTTGCTGTCACTCGGCCACGCATCATTGGCCTTACTCCGTTTCCCTGCTCATTTTTCCATGCTGGGTCTGCTACAGTAAACGCATCACCTATTTTAACCCGGTTCCTGCACTTATCTACATCTTTGGAAAAGATGGCCCCCATCCGTGCAAGTTCTATTTTATCTCTGTTACGCTTCATCGGCTTCTCCTTTCTGGCTTGTCCCGCAGCCCCGGCACCGGACATAGCTCCGTGTAACAATACGCCGGCATCACCGCCGACCAGGTCTCCGGCCGCGGCCCCTTCAAGATGTAGTCCTGGATGGATGCCCGACGGCGCCGCTGCTCTGCCACTTTTATGTACTCTGATTTACTCGTTGCAATCCCTCCTTTATTCCTGCTCCACCGCTCTGAAATAATAACAAGGTTTGCACACTATCATTCCGCGTTCGTTCCTCTCCGGCTCTTCGTCTTCCTCCTGGTGTCCCCACCCTAACGGATGTACTCCGTCCAGTTCGGCGGTGCAGCCTGGGCCGAAGTGGTTCCCCCAATATCTTTTTCCCTGCTGCCGGTTTGCGCACTCTGAACATGTTCCATACATTCTTCCCATTTCCCTTTCTCCTTTAAATGTTAATTTTCACTATTGCTTTCATTACGTTTCCTCTCTCCGATCTATTTAGTCCTCCGCCTCTTCGAATAGCTTGCCAGCATTATCTCTCATATATTGGCTAACTTTCTGATACCCTTCCGTATTATTCTCTTCTCCAAATCCTCGGAATTTGACTCTGGCCGGATAACAGTCAATTATTTTACCGTCTTTTAAGTCAACTGTAATAGCCCATCCAAAGGTATGTAAAATCATGTTGATCCACCATAACAAACCGGCATTTCTAAACTCTTCCCAAGATTTTCTTTCTATCATCTAAAATCCTCCTCATGCGCCGTGCAGTATACGCACCGCTTGCATACCTCTATTGGCTCATCGTCTCCGGCAAGACTAAACCCCATGCACTTACCATTGCTATCTCGTCCCGGCTCCCCATGACAATTAATATACTTGCAGTTATCTGGTGTCCTCTTTGGCATCTTACACCTCCAAATCCTCAGTTTTCAAACACTCCCATGTTCTCTGTTTCCAGTTATATTTCCAGTTTACATCATCAAAAAGATGATACTTTTTACATTTTACACACCATTGCACCTTTCTCATCTGGCACCTTCCTTCCGAAAATCCTCAGTTAATCTTCCCATTCTTTCTGTAGCCATTTCACTTTGCATTTATTACAGCATGTATTATCTTTTCCATCGTAATGACACTCATCTTCGCTAGGGCAACTTATGTAATCAGCTACAAAAGATAATATTTCTTCATCTTCTCCATCCGCCGATAACAGCAAACTTTTTGCAATTGCTTCCAAATTTTTCATATATTTACTCCTTAAAATGTCAATTTTACATATAAATACCTTGCTTCTCTATCTTGTAAATGTTATACTTTTAAAAAACAAAGGCGGCTTTTGTCATGGATAAAATCACAAATATTGACTATCGTGTATTATGCTACATGAAAAAACTCAATTCTTGCTTTATTGATGAAATAGCTTCTAAATTTGGTCAAGCCGGTCTTGCAAGCATAGATAATCTTGATGATTTATGGACTTCGAGTCCATCTTATTTTAGTAGACAAGTCTCTATTAATACGATGCTCTCGGTTTTCCCAATTACCACCTTTTTGCCCACCTAATGCGTACCAATTGTCTGCTTGATATACGATTCCTTCATGTCCTGCGCCTGTACTAGAATATGCAATTAATCCTTTTACGTTTGGACAATGCTTTCGTATATATTTACGTGCCATACTTAAACATTTACTTTCAATAAATGCTTCAGTATCATCTACAAAGTACATTCTAGTCAATTCTAAAATATTTTTTTGATTGATTTTTCTACTTGTGGGACGCCCCCACATCATGCAGCCAAGAATTTCTTCTGATGCATTTTTAAAACAAAATCTTAATATGGCACCAGCTGGGACGGAGTGGAGATAATGATATTCCCTAATCCAATTATCAACTGTGGTATCATGTTCCACATATAATCTCACATTTTTCTGTTCTCCATCCGGAAATAGTTTAATTTGTTCTATCATATAATCAATCACCAGCCTACTATACAAAATGTCAATTATCTGATTCAAACCCACCATAAGGGCATTCACTTTTTGCGTGTTCTCCAGGGCAGGTATAGCACTTGTTACAAATTTCGCATTCATCCTGCTTCTGGCAATCTGGACAAATGCAAACTTCACAATCTTTCATTCGTTCACCTCTAAATCTTCATTTTGTTGGCCCCAACAAAATCGCAACTGTTTCCAATTCCAGTTTCTTTCTTCTGTATCTCTTTCAATTTTTCGATTAGGTTTGACCGGTTCGTTGCGCAGTTCCGGAAGAACTTCCCTGGCTCCAACAGATAATATTCGTGCCGGCCGTACCCTTCCGCAAACCTCTCCTCGTATATCAATCCCTCTGTTTTGTAATCAAATAACTTAGCATGATATACTTTAACCACCATACTGGTTCCGTCCTCCAGGTCATACCGGTAATACCGCTCCCCGGTCTCCTTTGTCTCAATCCACAGTGGCCATGTTTCATAATCATCCACAAAGGCGGCGCGCTGGTCATTGTTTTTTAACAGCGGCAGCTCTGGCTGTACGGGTTTCGGCGGCGGGTTTTCGATGTCATCCAGTTCGCACACATAGCAGGCCAGGGCGTCAACTTTTGTTTTCAGCCTGCGGATATTGATGTTGCTTTCGTCCGGCAAGTCCAGCAAGCATTTGTCTAACAACCTCTGTGCCCTCTCCAGTTCCTCCCGGGCAATCTGTAAGTCGGTCAGTGATTCCTCCTCGCTCTGGACCGCCTCCGGTTCCTCGACCTCCGTGTATTCCGCATCGATAACAGTTTCATTCTGCGCCTCCCACCCCTCCAACGTCTTCCTCACCTGATTTGCCAATCTGTTATAGCTGCATATACCTAAATCCTCATCCTCTCGAGAGAACTCAACAATCTCTGCGCATGCAAACGCTTTAACACAATCTTCAAGTCCAATGCCATCGCCTTCTTGTTCATCCAGTGTTTGCACACTTTTTTTAATTGATTTGTCGGACGGAATGCCGCTTATTTCTTCCCTTATAAGCCGGTTTCCCATTTTTTCCACCAGCTTTTCGGCAAGCTGTTTCAGATACTTCTCTTTCACCTGCGGCAGATCGCCAAGGTTCCAGTTCTCATTGGGCAGTGGAATCTCCTCCCGCTGCACTTTCGCAGCGTTCAGGACTTTCTGCCTATTTTTCCAATCTTCCCAGCACTTCACACATTCCTTATGGCCTGCTTTCTGCTCTTCCGGGCTGGTCCCCCATTCCTGGCGCCGGCAGCTGCTATTGTTGTTTGGTGGACAGGTATTGGTATCCACCACGGTTTCCTCCGATGCCGGCGCGATTGTTTTTGAATCTGGTTCAGGTTTTTCCCGAAGAACCTCTGCTTCTTCCAGAGCAACTTCGTTCCACTTTTCCTGTTGCGATATCGCAATGCCTTGCTCATCTGCTTCAAAGTCTTTCACTGACAACACCGTGCTTCCGGTATTGGCCGCCGGCTGCACTTGATATTCTACCGGCTCCGGCATTACATCAGGAAAGTCATCAATGCTCAGCTGGCCGGGCAGTTCAAAGTAGGGAACTTCCCGAACTGGCTGCCGAATCTCCCGGATCTGCTTGACCTGCGTATCCGGAGTTACCTGCTCCAGCTGCTCATCATTCAGATACAGCATTTCCTGCAGCTGGCTTTTTCCATATCCGCGATACTCTTTCGCTACAATCGGACTGTTCCCACCCTCGGAGAACCGGTCGTTCATGGTCATGTACCGGCTGGCGGTTGATTTACTGATTCCGTATTCCTCCCGGGCAAACTCCCATATGCTGGCGTGGCCGTCCTCTTCATAAAGTTTCTTGTCCCTGGCATATTTGAGATAATATCCGATAGCAATAAAGCTTCGAGAAGCAGCAGCAATATTACTTCGAATAAACGCTTTAACGTTATCAAGGCTAAGCTGTTGATACCATTCCTCTTGCCGGTTTTCTGTATCGTTTGGAATTGATTCCAATTCCATTATTCTCCCCTCATCTTCCATGTTTTCCTCCCATCAGTTAAGCACGGTTCTCAAAAATTCATCACGGTATTTATCCGCCAAATGGTCCCGCACCGATACCTCCGGCAGCAGCATTGGGATGCTTGTCCCGTAAATACGGCTCTGGATACGGTCATCCCCGGATGCCTTCTCTATCGGCACATTAGACGTATACAATGTTGGCAACATATTCCTGTATCGTTCATCAACCAATGAAAATAATGCATTGTTTATCCATTCCTGCTTCTCTGTCTGGACTCCAACGTCATCCAGAATCAACAGGCCACAGCGTTTCAGGCTATGGCGCTCCATGTCCGCGTCTTCATCTTTTCGCTTTATCAGGTCAATGTAATCTAACACCTGGACAAATTTCACCACCGCGTTATATCGTTCCATCACTTCATTCGCCAGACAACAAGCAAGTAAGGTTTTCCCGCTGCCCTTTGTAGCCGAATAGATATATAGCCCCCGTCCGGAGCGTCTAAATTCTTCGTAACGGGAAATAAAGGCATTGGCAATATTTTTTTGCGGGTTGGTATCATCCCGGTAATAGTCCCAGTTAAAATCTTTGCCACGCTTGTATGTATATTCTTTTGGCATCCCGCTTCGACTTCGACGCATCTGGGCATAGCTTGTCTTTTCGTCATACCAAAACGGCTGCGTCTCTCCATATCCGGGAACGTCAAAGGTTACAAAGGCACCTGATGCTCCGTTAGTCTGGAACGTCTCCACCTGTTTCACCGTCGCTGTGGTGCATATACTGCCGATAGTAATCTGTTGCTGATCGCCCTTCTGTAGCATCAGGCTCCGCCTCCTTTTTTCTGTTTTCGTAATTCCCATCAAGCACCTTTGCCATGTTGGCATCACTAATCAGCCAATCAAAGGTCGCTCTCCAGTTCCGGTTGTTTTTCCCTTTCAGGAAATCGCTCTGTTCCGCTGTTTTAAATAGCCGTCGGAAGTCATCTACGGTATACCCGGTATTAAGCCTTGCACGAATCGCTTTTTTTCGTGCTTCTGATAATTTCACCAGGCGGGGATACGACCCGCAAACAGAATTGTATAAATCCTGAATCGTGGTGTACTGCTCAGAAAAATCCATTTTTTCTGGTATATCGTTAGATATACTCTTTCTATTTTCGTTTATGTTTATGTCTTTTAATGTGCTACTATTTTGCACACCATCTTGCATACTGTTTTGAACACCTTTTTGCGTACTATCTCGCGTACTATCTTGCGTACTATCTGACATAGTGAGCATTTTATACTGAGTCGCTTTCGTTCCTCTTTCCCGGAACTCAATCAGCCCTCTCTGCCTCAATTCGTTTCTCGCTTTCAGTATTCCTGACCTTGATAACCCCGTCAGTACGGATAGCACTTGATTCGGCACTGTGAACCACTCTGTCCAGTTGCTCCTATTGTTTACATGCAATAAAGCAAAGTAAAGCGATACCTGCCCTGTAGACAACGGATTCAGTGCGGCCGTATCCCAGAAAGAATTGATTGCTGAAATATAATTCATGTAGGCCATCACCTACCCTTCCACTTCCCGGCCTGCCTCCCACTCCCGGAAAAGGTTAATCCAATCATCCAGGCGCATGGTTGCAAGCCATTCTGACCGGTCCCTGCGGTGGAAGACTGTCGGAAACTCTCCCGCTCTGGCATCGTGTTTTGCCTGCTCCATCGCCTCCAGGAGGTTCAGCTTTTCAACTCGTTTGCACTCGATATGGATTCCCGGCAGTCCCACCACGTCAGCAGAACCATCGGCGCCGCAAAATTGCTGCCCTCTCCGGGTATCATATCCATAGTCACGCAGGATTCCAGCCAGTTCCCGCTCACCGCGCTTTCCTTTTTCACGCTGTGCTTTTCCCATCCGCCTGTTCCACCTCCCTATCAAGCCACTCCAGACAACAGTCGATACAGTTACTATTCGGACACATATCCTTGCACATCTCGTCTTCTACTCCATACGGGCACATCATCCAGTAGGCCATCGCTGTCTTGCTGGACGCCAGTTTTTCAAAATTCGTCATATCCTGCTCCTTTTAGGGAGGCCGGGGCGGTCAATTCCCCGGCCTGGTATCATCAGTGGCATTCAATTATTTTCGTGATATATTAACTGCCACAGAAGGTCTTGTTACCCTATTACGACAATCCGGTCACTAATCTCGTCCGGCATTTCAGTTAAGGCTTCGGCCAAGTATTCCTTAATATTTGCAATGGCCTCATTCTTCCAGATGTTATTTTCAGCCTCCACAATTTTGAAGGCCGGAACCTCCTTGTCGCCAATTCGGAATACAAACTTGCTGGCCGGCTGCGCTACCTCCTGGAAGGTACGGTACGGTATCAGCTCCACCGGATTCGGAACAATCACATCTGCCTTAGCTGCCACACCAACTGTCATCGTTGCCACCTGAGAAATGCCATCATCTGCATAGGCCTGTCCATTCTTCTTTTCAATATTTCCAGCCATCTTCGTAAGTAAGTCCAGGTCTCCGTTCTTCTGAAAATTGGCCTGCAATTCAATCATAAAGCGTTCCTGGTCGTACCAGTAGTCGAAACGAAACTCAGAAGTCTGCGCATTTACAGCAAATAATGTCTCACGCTCTCTCTCGGCATCCAGAGCGGACATCAAGCGGACCTCAGTAGGACTTACGATGTGAATCAGCATCTTTCGGTTATCAGGAAATTCATTGTTGCAGTCGCTTATATAGTCCACGAGAGACGACAGAGTGGCGGCGGTAATTGCTCTTGCCTTGTCCGTGCAGTCGTAGCGGGTCAGGTTCCGGTTCGCGAATGTCTTCCCGCAAATCTCCAAAACTTCTGTTTTCTCAGCCTCATTTCCCAGGCCTACAACGTACTGTAATGCTTCTTTTAAGTTCTCCATGTTTGTTCTCCTTTTTTATGTGTGATTAATTGGTTGCTCTTAAATCAATTGGTTTGGGCTGCTGATAAATCTCTCCTGTGTCCGGGTCAAAATCCTGGGCCTGCGGTTCAGGTGCCGGCTGCCGGGACGATACCGGGGCCGTGTCATAGGCGGCCACCTGCGGCCTGTTGTTTCCATACTCGGATATTTCTATCCGACCGGTTCTTGCATCCTGTCCAATCAAAAACGTTGTTTCTGATTTTTGCAGTCCTGCCAGTTTTGTTTTAATATCATAGGTTGCTGCAATTGTTCCGGCCTTACTGGGCTTAAATTTAATATTGATTGTCATTCCTCTGGCCGCTTCCGGATCCATATTGGGGTCCATGATGTTCTGGCCTATCTGCGCCAGAGCCACCCGGAACATGCCGGCCAGTTCACCGTTTCCGATGTTGTCAAATGTGATTGCCATGCTTGCCTCCTTTCTGAAGCTTTATGAAAAGAAACTGGCTGTTACATCATTTTCTGACGCCGTTTCCTGCTCCTGGTGTTCTCCTCCGACCAGTTCTTCGGTTTCCACATCCGCTGCCTTTGTATCCACAAAGCTCTCCTCGTTTTCTACATATTCTTTTGTTCCATCTTCGCGGATGACCGCCATATCTGCGTCCACCGCCTGGACAATGTCAATACTCATTACACCCCATTTACTAATCAGCTGTCGAAGCATGGTTTTAAACGCCATTTCATCAAAGTTTTTAGACCAGAACGTATACTGGCTTCCCTTTTCCAAGTCACGTTGATATCCAAGACTGAACTTCTTTGCGTGCGCTACCATCTTTTCCCGGCTCCAGTAGATGGACTTGCGGAATCCATTCAGATACTCAAACATCGCATAATAGCCAACAGTTGGTGCTTCCTCACGGGCCTCTTCGTCCTGTATCAGATTCACTTCAATTTCCTCATTCAGTGGATCGAACCGGATCAGCTCTCCCTCTTTAATAGCCATTACATTCAGCTTTTTATATTGTCCGGAACGAAGGGCTAACTGAATATATCCCTTGTATCCAAGCTGGAACTGAGCCTCCTTGGCTCCCTTCTTTCGGTTGTCATAGGGGACAAGATAGTATTGTCCAAGCTGCGGGCTGGGCGAAAGATTCAGGGATTCCCCCAAAAGAGCCGCGCTTAAAATGCTAGTATTCGTGCATTCCTGCAGCGCAGGCGTCGCCTGTACGGCAGATACAATACTGGAGATAAAACGGCTGCCGTTCTTTCCTCCAATCACGCTGTTAATCTGGTTCTTTACCGCATCCTGTGTCAGGTAGGCGGTAAGCCCCTGCTTAGGGGCTCTATTTGCCAAACTGTTTCCTACTGCCATTGTTTTATCCTCCTCTTACTACTTTGGTACCGGCTCGAACCGGATGCCGTTGGTTTTTAGATACTGTTTTAATCCTGCCAACTGAATAGAAGTTGCATATACACGAAAATCCAGAACATGAATCGACTCTTCCACTATTTCAACCGCCGGTACAGGAACTGCAGTTTGCTGACTCTCCGGCTCTGCGGTTTTCTCTTCCTGTTTCTTCCCTGCTGCCATTACGGCCTGGGCCTCTGCCTTTCTTCTGGCCTCCTGTTCCGTCTTGACCTTTGCGAGTTCTGCCTCATATTCTTTTCTCTTCTGCTCGGCTGCCTCCAGGCGGTTCCGCTCTGCAATCGCTTGACCAATATCATATGTGCGTAAAAAGACTTCTTTCATATCTCCTGCATAAGGGCTATCCACCTCGTTAAGAATTGCCAGCCCCTCATCCACCTTCTGAATCATCTCCAGAATATCCTCCTTTACGGACTTCATGGTCGTGGATGCGTTTGCGTACTCCGATTTGAAAACCCTCTCAAAAGGAAGGTATTTTTCTATGTCATGGATATTGTCATCATAAAATTCCCGTATCTTCGCTGTCTTTTCTTCCCGCTGGCGACGCTCATAATCTTTCACCTGGGTGTCAATGTTGTCGATGGCCCGCTGGACAATGGCCACCAGTTCTTTTTCCTCTTGCTCAAACTGTTCATAAGGAATCATGACTTTCTTCTTAAGTTCTTTCCTCTTTCCCTCCATTGCCTCTACAAACTTGTTAAGCCGTGCCCGGTCGGCCTTGGCAGCCTTGATGGCATCATCCGTGTATACCGATACTGCATACTCTTCAGAGGCCACAGTAATCTCATTTTTCAGTTCCTCAAAATTCCACTCTATCTTCTGGATAAATCCGTCATCCTGCGGATTATAAATTTTAAGCTCCATATGTTCCTCCTATACTGGAAATTGCTTTTTCTTCATGCTATACTCACCTTATAGACACTTTGTAGTAAAGTAAAAAGCAGGAGAAAATTCATGAAAGAAAAAATAATTAAAAACCCAGTTTCCTTCTCTCAACGAGCTCACAATATACATGGAACAGGGTATGTTCCATGCTATGTCAGCGATCGATGGTTACAATTTTCTGACACGTTTTCTAAAAATAATGGTTTTGTTTTCGTGGATGTTATGACTCTGGGAGCTGATGAACTGCCACGAAAAATATGCTCTTTATGTCTTGATATTAATGAATTGAAAGCTGAACTCGATAAGCTCACTGCTCTTTAAAATATTCCAATAGAACCTGCTCATAAATCTTTTTGATTCGTGGAATATGCTTTTCATGCATGTTAAGCATATTCCCTCGTATATCAAGCTCTTTAAGCACCTGGCGCTTTAATCTTTGGATAATTTTTCTCTGAATTTCTTCTTCTACCTGACGCTTGGATAATTCCTCCTTAATGTCACTTATTATATTGAACCACGTTTGGCATTGCTCTTTCTTATCCATGACTGCTACCTATATCGCAGGAAGAATTAGATCCGGACGACGGCCGGAAGTAACATTGTTCCAAAATTTCCTTTCCGCTTCAACCAGATACTGTATGTCCTCCCAGGCGTCCTTTCGATTAATAAAATAGTGTTTTGTTGCGATTCGCAACTCGCCACCCCACTCACTTTTCAGTTGAGCTTTTAAAACTGCAAACTCATACTCGGTCACGGCCAGATAATGCAAGACCTGACAGTAATAGTTGTCCGGGATCCGATCCTTCCACTTCTCTTTCTGCATACTCTGCAAGATGTTTGTTGTCTTGATTTCCAGCACACCGCGGCGGCCTTCTTTATCAATCAATTCACCGTCCAGTGACGCATGCATCCATGGATAATCAGAGTTTAAAAACATGTTATTCTCTTCATAAAGGACCTGGTACTGCGGAAAATCAAGAGAAAAGAGGCCGCGTAAATACTCCTCCGCTTTGGTCCCATACTGGACATAATCACGATCCGAGATATCATCCGGGATAATTAATCCCGTCTTCTCTTCCCATAACTGCACATTGTCCTTATAAGGGTTCATGCCGACACAGGCGCTGGCATCGGAACCACCGATGTGATTTTTTCTGGCCTGTAGCCATTCCTCACGGCTATTGAATCTGTACTTTCTGACCGGCATTCCGTTTCCTCCTTGCAATCGCATAACTCACCCGGATCCAGATGCGAACCACAGCGTGGACATACATTGTAATAACTCATTCTTGCAATCCTCCTCGATATCCCTTACAATAAGGGTGTGAAAATATTTTTATGTATCTGAGCCTGTCCGGTTGCCGCCGGTGGGCTCTATTTCTCCTTCAATTGCCTCTAGCAGCCTCAAAACCTCTCCGCTTGTGTACAACAAGTTTTCTCCTGCCTGCATCCATCCGATTGCAAAGCTCAAGCGGATCTCCTCTGGCTTCCGATTCGATAGCTCTGTCAGCAGAATCTCTTTTGTGGTAGTTCTAAGCATCCTTGTCCCTCCTCCCTCACATCCACCCTGCCGCCCGCAGGAACACCCCGGCCGCAATAATCCATCCGTATGTCATCCATACCATCATGCTGGTCATCCGCTCTACCTGCTTGTTTGTTTCTGCCCCTCTGGCCTGGCGGACAGCCGCGGGGCCATCGTTATAATGTTTGTGCATTGGTATCACCTCCTTACATAATGGTCTTGCGCTGCTCCTCTGGCACCCCCAGCGCTTCGCAGAGCAGCCACAGCTCTCCCGCCCGGAAGGTGGCTGGCTCCGCTTTCCGCTTCTTAAATGTCTCTACCGGCATATTAATCGCCTTCGCGATTCCGGCATTGGTCATATTCCTGCGCGTCTTATGTTCGCTAATTATTGCCCGGACATTCTCCGCTCTCTGGCGGGTGTAGGTGGCATAAGCAGCCGCTTTTTGTTTGTCTGTCATGTTCTCACGCTCCTTTCGTTGTGGTAAACTTTTTCTTATTATGGTACAATCTCCTTATCAAAACGTTAAAAGGAGAGGTATTATGAAGCTAAATATTGATTGTGTCAGAGATGTTTTACTTGAACTTGAGACCTTTCCTATGGGGAATTATGGCTCCCACTCTTTTATTAAATCCACTCAAAAACACGGCGAAGACGATGTCCTCTATGCACTAATTAAACTTACTGAAGCCGACTACATAAATGCAAAATATTCCAGAACACTTGATGGCCGGCCGCATATCGACTTTATTTATGACATCACCTTTTCGGGCCATGAGTTCCTCGAAAAAATAAAATCAGACGGAATCTGGAATAACAGTGTAAAACCTGTTCTTTCTCAGGTAGGTTCCAAGTCATTTGATGCAATTATTCAAGTTGCCACGAACACCATATCGTCCCTAATATCAAAGCAACTCGGCATTACCGTCTAAAAATCTTCATCACTACAAATTGGGTGCATTCCTTCAGCTCTTCATCCATTGGAGGGGTGTACCCTTTCCTGTTCATGTAATAAATCAATGCCGCACAAGATACATACCTTGTCAGCCAACCGATGCCGCATATCAATGTAGTAGCGACGAATATGATTGTCCACATTTTTCTCACGCTCCTTTCTCATCTGGCTCCTCCAGCAACTTCTCATTTAGCCTACTTTATGCCTCATTCTGTGTCTTTTTCAGACACTTTTTGGCTAAAAAAAATTTTATCAACATTGTCTGCATCCAATAAATATTTCTTCTTAATTTTGGCTATTTCACCTTGCGTAAATTCAGCCCCATTCTCGTTAATTTTTGCAGAAAACGTGCTTCTTGCCATTCCTAAAAATAGTGACAACGTTGTTCCTGTATCCCCATTGGCCTTCATAACGGATTCTAAAAGATTCTTGTTCACATTTATCACCTCTTTTCTTTGTGTCTTTTTTAGACACCCTGATTGTAACTCGGTTTCTTTCTATTGTCAACAACTTTTTTTGATTTTCAAGACACTTTTTTTGATTTTCCTTGCAATATCTCTTATTTTGTAGTAAAATTAAGACACATAAGCCACGGAGGTAAACACGTATGAATATGGCAGATAGAATTAAAGAACGTCGAACATCTATGAATTATACCCAAGAAGAGCTCGCGCAAAAACTCGGTCTTCAAAAATCAGCCATCGCAAAATATGAAAATGGTCGCGTGGAAAATATCAAACGTTCTATTATCGCGCAAATGGCAGAAATACTTGAATGTTCTCCTGCATATCTGATGGGATGGGATCGCAACGTAGGCCCCCTTTCAAACGGAACAAAACATAAAACAGCAGGCGTTACAATTAATGTCCTTGGTCGTGTTGCTGCCGGTATTCCAATAGAAGCCATAGAAGATGTTATCGATACTGAGGAAATCACGGAAGAAATGGCTGCGACGGGTGATTTTTTTGGGCTTCAAATCCACGGAGACTCTATGGAGCCGAGAATCTGCGAAGGGGACGTTGTTATTGTTCGCCAGCAGGATGACGCAGAAAGCGGAGAACTGGTCATTGCCATGATTAACGGAGACGAAGCTACATGTAAGCGACTAAAAAAATATGCCGGCGGAATTATGCTCCTGTCAAACAACCCTAAATATGAGCCAATGGTATTTACCAACAATGAAATTTCAGAAAAACCGGTCAAGATACTAGGAAAGGTAGTGGAATTAAGAGGAAAATTTTAGGGGAGGGAGAGCCTTATGAGTATAAAAGGAACCGATCAAAAATTATATGTAGGAAAAACAGAATCCAACATAATAAGCTTTTTGGGGAAAAAGACAACTATTGTCTATTCAGAATTAGACAGGATTGATTTCAGTTATTTTCGTCCCGGACGCGGTGGAGGCTATCTTGATTTTATAGATAAAACCGGAGGAAAAAAGAGATTCAGTTTCAATCATAAAGCCAATAAAAAAATTCACCAAACGATAGAACTGATAAAAGAAAGCAGGCCAGAACTAGAAATCACAGAGTATCATGCAGAAGACTATAAATTTTATCAATGTGATTGGTTTATCATACTTACTATGTTCTTTTGTTGTATGCCTCTTGGGTTGCTTTTAATGTGGAGATACAAAAAATACACCCTTCCAATTAGGGCTATGATGACCTTTCTAATTATAGCTTTATGGTTTCCGGGAGCATATTACTTATCAACACTTCAGGCGACTACGCCTCCGGCTTCGTCACTTGCCCAAAGTGAGATTACTGATATTAGCCCTGAAGAATTAATAACTAATTATGAAGCAAACGAAGTTAAGGGAGATGAAATTTACAGTGGAAAATACTTCCGGCTTACAGGCGCTATTGGCGACATTGGCAAAGATATTCTTGAAAACGTATATATCACATTTAAACGCGATGAACCATTTGCTATAACGTCTGTACAATGCTATTTTAACGATGATGCAGAAATACAAAAAGTAATGGACCTGAATTCTGGCGACAATATCACTTTGGTAGGATATTGTGAAGGGAAATTTGGGAATGTTCAAATAAAAGATTGCATTATAGAAGTGTCAAATGTTTCGGTAAAAGCTAATACAAAAAAATCAGGTAAAGATACTGAGGGGTTTTCAACAACTTTAACAGCTGGACATTATGTAGTAGGAATTGATATTCCGATAGGGACATATAGCTTTTTCAGCAAAAAGGGAACAGGGAATTTATATTCCAATAATGGAGCGATAAATGAAATCTTTGATTACGAGAATCAGGCCGGTGAATCACTAAAGGAATATGGTGTTGAAAATTTTGGAACTGAGGAATTAAAGAATATTTATTTAAGCGAAGGCGTTGTCGTTACCGTTACCGGGACGCAGGAAATTTCTGCTGGATGTGATGATGGACTTGTATCATCAATGACAAATCGAAATCAAGATGAATTAGAAGAATTGGAAATAGGTTATGGAAACTATGGGGCAAATGATAATATTCCATCTGGCACATACAATATAATTTGGCTTGAAGGTTCTGGTAATATTATTTCAGATTCTGCAAACACAGACAATTCTATTAACGAAATAATGGGAAATCCAGATAAATTAGATACGGGAAATGAGTTTGACGCTACACTCAACAAAATCACCGATGAATTGTATATACAAGAATTTCATAACTTCACAATAGAAGAAGGAGATATTCTTAAAATACCAGACATAAAAGTCAGATTAGTACCTAGCAAATAAAATAAAAAGCCCCTGCGCGACCAACGCAAGAGCCTTTTAAAAACTATCATCAGGCTATACCGGAAATGACAGCTTTCACCAGCTATATTGTATCATTTTCGGTGACACCTGTAAAGTGATAGGTGTTATTTTGTACCCATTTTTAAGGAGGATGATACAATGTCAACAGCAAAAAAATTACCGTCCGGCTCCTGGCGATGCCTGGCTTACAGCCACACGGAAAAAGTGATAGATGAAAAAACTGGAAAGTGGAAGGATAAAAGAATCTATGAATCCTTCACCAGCGATGACCCGTCGCCACGCGGAAAGAAAGAAGCAGAGGCCGCAGCCGCCCTATTCCAGCTTAACAAGGAGAAACGGCCGAAGAGCCATGAGTATAGGAACATGACCCTGTCGGAGGCCATTGACGCCTACATAGAGAGCCGGGAGGCTATCAACCGGTCGCCAACCACAATACAGGACTACCGCTGCATCCAGAAAAATGCCTTCCAGGATATCATGGATTCGAAATTGAAGGATCTGGACGAAGAAATTTTACAGGAAGCCATTAACGTGGAAGCCCGGAGGCCATCAAGAAAGCGCGCCAGGAACCCGAAGCCAATCTCAGCCAAGCGGTTAAAGAATGAGTGGGGCTTGGTCACAGCCGTGCTGAACAAATACCAAAAAGAACTGAACTTTGAAAAAATCGAACTGCCACAGGTCATGGAACGAATAGTGGAACTCCCTTCCGCCGCCGACGTGCTGCGCATCATCAAGGGAACGGACATAGAGCTGCCGGTACTCCTGGCGGCGTGGCTCTCTTTTTCCATGTCGGAGGTCCGCGGACTGACGAAATCAAAATCCATCAGCGGGAATTATATAACTATCCGTGAGGTAGTTGTCGATGTTGGCCGGGAGACGAAAAGAAAGGATATGGGAAAGAATCCTGCCAGGAACCGGAGGCATCGGATACCGCCTTACATCAAGCAGCTTATCGACCAGGTGGATGGAGACATCCTGGTCCCTATCAGTGGCCGGGCCCTATATCACCGATGGATTAAACTACAGGATGACAACGGCATGGCGCATATTACTTTCCACGACCTTCGCCATCTCAGCGCGTCCGTCATGGCGCTGCTGCGGGTTCCTGACAAGTACGCCCAGGAGCGCGGCGGCTGGAAATCTGACAAGGTAATGAAAAAAGTTTACATGCAGACTTTTTCGGAAGAGCGCGAGAAAGTAGATAACATCATTGATAGTTACTTTGAAAATATAGTGGAACCGGAAGAAAATGGGGTAGACAAAAACAAATATCAGGCGTGGCTTACCCTATATGATAAAACAGATTGTCGAGAGTCAAAAAAAGAATTTTTAAGGTTCATGCAACACGAAATGCAACACACATTAAAAAAAGTACCGTAATTACGGTACTTTTGAGAGCGCGAGACGGGATTCGAACCCGCGACCCTCGCCTTGGCAAGGCGATACTCCACCACTGAGCCACTCGCGCATATATTAGAATCGGGGTGACAGGATTCGAACCTGCGACCTCCTGGTCCCAAACCAGGCGCTCTAGCCAAGCTGAGCCACACCCCGTCATCCGTTTCTCTATATTATCATATTCAATTTATAAATATAACATATACCTTCAAAACCACATATTGAAATTCATCCGTTTAAATCATAAGGAATC